GGCTTACCTAGAAGGCCAGCGCAGCGTTGTTTTAATAATCCAGAATTTAATGAAAGAACCCGATAACAACATAACGGAGATTTTAGACAATGAGTGACGAGCAGGTAGCGGAGGTCGCTGATGCAGCGGTAGCCCCGTCTGAGGCAACAGTCGCAACAGATTGGAAAGCAGAATTGCCCGACGATTTGCGAGAGCATCCGTCGATAAGTGGCATGCAGGATGTAGCCAGCCTGGCAAAGTCCATGGTGCATGCGCAGTCGATGGTCGGTGCCGACAAGATCGCGGTGCCGGGAAAATGGGCCGACGATGAAGACTGGGACCAGGTTTACAATAAGCTTGGCCGCCCAGACACGGCGGCAGAGTACAACTTAAACTGGCAGGTCGAGGACGGTGAAGCTGACCCGGCACTGACCGAATGGTTTGAAAACGCCGCGCATCAGGTCGGCTTGAACCCGAAGCAGGCACAAGCGCTTGCGGATAGTTACATCGAGCTTACCGGCAAAGATGCGACCGGCCAGATTGACCTGGAAGCCGCAAAGGCCGAAAGCACGGCGCAGCTGCAGAAAGAGTATGGCAACGCGTTTGATGACCGCCTCAATAAAGGCGACAACTTTATCGGCGAGTTCGGGGCTGAAGGGCTGCAGGATCTGCGGCTCGAAGACGGCACGCCGCTGCTCAATAATCCGGCGTTTGTAAAAACAATAGTTAACGCGGCGCAGTTCATACACGAAAGCGTTTCTGAGGACGCAATGGTCGGAGACAGGGATTCGGTCGCGGTTACGCCTGCGGAAGCGCAGGCAGAACTGGAGCAGGTGATGCGTCCAGATAGCCCGTATTGGGATGCGCGGCACCCGCAGCATGCAGCGTACGTTGATCGTGCATTAAGTATTCAAGAACAAATTCATCCTGAAGTGGATGATGCGTAGCGACTGACCGGCGCAGGCTGACAAGCTTCGGCCCGGCCTGCAAAGCAAAGTCGTTTTTTAGAAAGTCGTGGATAATCGAAAGGCCCACGCAACAGGCCCGTGAAAACGGACAACCGCTTATCCTTAACCCGAAACGATGGAGGCTGATTTGTCTACACAAATCACTACAGCCTTTTCCCAGCAGTTCAGCACAAACGTACAGTTGCTGAGCCAGCAGAAAGGCTCATTGCTTCGTAACGCGGTAAGCGAGGAATCAATCGTCGGAGAGAAAGCATTCTTCGATCAAATTGGTTCAGCTACCGCCCAGAAGCGGACTACACGACATGGTGATACCCCGTTAAAATTAGCGGCTTGATGCGGCAACGCATCTCGAAAACTGGGTGAACTCAAAGGAAGTCTGGCAACAGATAATTTTGAGCCAAGCCGACAAAAGTCGGAAGGTGCAACGACCATCGCGAAAGCGAGTAGAGCCAAGCGGCTCCAAGCGCCCAGCGTCTCTATGAGACGATGACATGGTCTGATCTGCATGGTGACATGCAGCAGCGAAAGCGGTGCAAGACTAGCGATCTTGTGCGAACACAATGTAAGCGATACACCTCATTCGAGGCGTATGGTGACGATGGATCACTATGAATACGCGGACCTTATCGACGATCCAGATAAAGTCCAGATGCTGATCGATCCAACATCGACCTATGCAAACGCAGCCGCGCACGCAATCGGTCGTGCGATGGATGATTCGATCATAACGGCGGCGCTGGGGTCGGCCAGCACCGGCAAATCTGGCAGTTCGAGTACCGCACTGCCATCAGGTCAGAAAGTTGCAGTAGGTTCGCCTGCCGCAGGCCTGACCATCGCTAAACTGGTCGAAGCGAAAAAGATACTTGACCAGAATTCGGTTGACCCGTCGATTAAGCGTTATATCGCGGTGCATCCCGAGCAGGTCGAAGATCTTCTCAATTCGACTACTGTTACCTCTAGCGACTTCAATACTGTGAAGGCTCTCGTGCAGGGTGACATCAATACCTTTCTTGGTTTCGAGTTTATTACCTCAAACCGTTTGAACGTTGACGGTTCCAGCCACCGCAAGGTGTTTGCTTGGGCACAAGACGGAATCAAATTGGCTCTTGGTAAAGACCTCAAAACTGAGATCGGCGTCCGAGCGGATAAAAGCTACAGTACGCAGGTCTACGTCTGCGCTTCTTTCGGTGCCACGCGCATGGAAGAAGAAAAAGTAGTTCAAATCCTTTGCAGCGAATAGGAGGTAGATCATGGCTAATGTAAATCAAACTCTAGTTACGAATTACCTCGCAGATCCTCATGCGATGAACCCAGTTCATCAGTTGGGTGGTCGTATGCGTGTCGCAAGCGGCACCATCGCTCTCGCGGCAGGTGATTTATCTGCAAGTGACACGGCTATGTTGTGTCCGCTGCCGACAAATGCGTCGGTTATCTCGATTAAGATCTACAACGACGATCTTGATTCGGGATCAACCAACACAACAGACGTCGGTTTGTACTCTGCTGATGGTGAGGTTACTGCTGTCGATGACGACTGCTACGCTAGTGCAATCACGGACCTTCGCGGTGCTGTGGTCACTGGTACTGAGGTCGCCTTCGAGGCACGTAACATCAACACCATGGGTCAGAAGGTCTGGGAAGACGCTGGGCAATCCAGCGATCCAGGCGGTCACTACTTGCTCGGACTCACGTTCGACGCGGCTGGTGACACGGCAGGCGATCTATCGTTTGTCGTGACCTACGTGGTTGACTAGATAGATGCGCGGGGAGCTGGCGTTTGCGGCTCCCCGCAATTCTTCATGCGAGAAATAGTTAAGTATGCACTGACCGAGGCAGAAGCGGAGACAATCCGCACGGTCACAATGATGCAATTCGATCATCCGCTGGTTGAGCGGATGGTCAACGCAATTAAAGATGTGGCACCTGACGCAGCAATTACGCCAAAGTCGTATGCTCGCGTCGAGTACAAGGCCGACGGCCATGATTGGCATACGGACAAAGGCGACAGAGGCCATATGACGTGGTGTGCCTATAGCGGTAGCGTGCTGCTTACAAATGACTTCGTCGGCGGCAACCTTGAGTTTGCGGACGGCACAAAGCACAGACATTACCTCGATTTGCTGATCTTCAGCAGCGACGAGCGCCACCGCGTGTTGCCGCATGGCGGCGGCAAGCGCATGGCACTTTTAATATTTTTGGGACGCGAAAATGGCGAGTGAAGTTGATCTAATTAACAGCGCGATGAACATGATCGGCGCAAGTAATATCATCGAGCGCGGAGAAGACTCAAAAGCTGCGCGGGTATCAAATCAACGCTATGACTCTATCCGTGATGCGGTGTTACGTGCACACCCATGGAACTGCGCAGTAACGCGCGTCAACCTGGCGCCAGACACCGACGCGCCTGCGTTTGATTGGGACTATGCCTTTACGCTACCGACAGATCCATACTGTTTGCGTGTGTTGCGCCTTGATTATTTGGACATAGAGTTCCGCGTCGAAGGACGCAAGATTGTTACAAACGAGCAGTCTATAAACCTTATCTACATTGCGCGAGTAACGGACCCGAATACCTACGATACGCTACTGCAGGAAGCTATCGCCGCGCGTCTCGCTGCGGACGTTTCGTTTACGTTGTCGCAGAGTACGTCACTCACGCAGAATATGTATTCGTTATATGAGTCAAAGCTAAAAGAGGCGAGATTCGTGGATGCGACCGAGGGAACGCCAGGTGCCGTGCTTGGCGTTGCGGCCAGCGGCGCACTACAAGCTGACTACTTCACGGACGCACGCCTCTAATGGCAAAAGCTACCTACGCGTTCTCCAACTTTACGGCTGGCCGGCTGTCAAAACGGCTGGGCGGTCGGACTGATCTGTCGAAGTATTACAACGGCTGCTCTGAGTTAGAAAACTTTATAGTCCATAGCCACGGCGGCGTAAGCCGAAGACCCGGCACACGCTTTATTGCGGAGGTTAAATCGAGCAGCGCGAAAACGCGGCTGGTCAAGTTTCAATTCTCGGTGACGCAGAGTTACGTTCTCGAATTCGGCAACAACTATTTCCGCGTCTTCAAGGATGGCGGTCAGATTACCAGCGGCTCGCCAGCATCGCCGGTCGAGGTGACGACGACTTACACGACCGCACAGCTTTTCGATCTTAAATTCGCTCAGAGCGCGGATGTTATGTATGTCGTCCACAACGAGCATGCCGTCCGTAAAATTAGCCGCACAAGCGACACGAGCTGGACAATCACAGACGTCGATTTTAAACGCGGCCCGTTCCTCGATCCAAACAGCACGACGACCACGTTGACGGCTAATGCGCGGACTGGTTCGAGCATCACGATTTCAGCAAGCGCTGTAACCGGCATAAATAGTGGCGACGGCTTTGTGTCAACGGATGTCGGGCGTCTCGTAAAACTTCATAATGGCTTTGCAAAAATCACGGCTGTGACGAACACGACGACGGTGACCGCAACGGCGCAGGACAACGAGGATTTCGTCGCTGAGCTGGAGCCGGTATATGCGGCCAGTACGATTAGTTTTGCGGAAGGTGATCCTGACAGCACCGGACTGGAGCATAACGACCGAATTGTCGACACCGCAAAGAAGTTTATTGCCGAAGGATTCAAGGACGGCATGACCGTCACGATTTCCGGCACGTCGTCGAACAATAAAGACGTCTTGATTGTAAAGGTGACCGAGGACACTTTAGTAGTTTCGCCCAGCGATGATCTCGCAGCGGAGGCGGCAAGTAGCGGCAACACAATCAGCGGAAAACTGGAGGCAGATGATGAATGGGCGCTAGGTGCCTTTTCGACGACCACGGGGTTCCCGAGCTGTGTGGCTTTCTATGAAGAGCGCCTCACGTTCGCCGCGACAACGACGCAGCCCCAGACGTTATTCTTTTCGGTTGGTGGATCGTTCGAGGATTTCTTGTCAGGCGATAAAGACGACAGTGCGCTCATATATACAATCGGGTCTAACGAGATAAACGTCATCCGTTACCTGTCTTCATCGAGAAGCCTATTGGTCGGCACGCAGGCGTCAGAATTTGCGGTTAGAGCTTCGGGCACTGACGAGCCGATTACGCCGACAAACGCGCAGATCAAACAGCAATCTGCCCATGGCTCAACAGAAGTCGAGCCGGTGAAAGTCGGCCATACGGTTTTGTTCGTGCAACGTGCAGGTCGCAAACTGCGTGAGCTTACCTATAATTTTGGGAGCGATACCTACGTCGCGCCCGATATGACGATCCTGGCCGAGGACATCACAGAGACCGGCATCGTTGATATGACCTACCAGCAGGAGCCTGACTCTGTCGTGTGGTGCGCACTGACCGACGGTCGTATGGCCTGCATGACTTATCAGCGAGAGGAAAAAGTCGTCGGATGGCACAAACATAAAATCGGCGGCATCAGTGGTAACTGCACCGTAACCGTCACTGACTTTGCAAACATTGCGGTCGGCACAAAGCTGACACTCACAAAGTCTGACGGTTCGTCGGTGACCTTCACGAGTGAGGCGGCGGGATCTTCGTCGCCAAGCAGCTCGCTGGGTTTTAGACCAAATACGAACAACGATACCACCGCCGATAACATCCAGGCAGCGATCAACGCGCACGCAGATTTCACGGTCGCAAACCCTGCCTCAAATGTCGTCACGATCTACGAGACGACGCGTGCCGGTGCTGGATTTTTATCAATTACAAGCACCGACGAGGTTCGGCTCGCTGTAACAGATCAAAGCCACGCGCTAGTCGAGAGCGTCGTTTCAATCCCGTCGGCGACGGAAGACGAGGTCTACATGATCGTGCAACGTACCATAAACGGATCGACAAAGCGGTATGTGGAATACCTTAAAAACTTCGATTTTGGCACCGACGTTTCGGACGCATTCTTTACGGACTCCGGCCTGTCCTATAGCGGCACTGCCGCGACGACATTGTCCGGCCTGACGCACCTGGAAGGCGAGCCGGTCGTGGTTTTAGAAGAAGGTTCGACGCATCCTGACCGCCAGGTGTCTAGCGCTGCGATTACGCTGAGCAGAAGCACGACAAAAGCGCATATCGGTCTGAAGAACGAGAGTACATTGACGACGATGCGCCTGGAGGCCGGTTCGACGGACGGAACAGCCCAGGGCAAGATCAAGCGCATCGATGAGGTTACGGTACGGTTTTTCAGAACCGTGAACGCGCTCGTCGGCGGCAGTGTTGCGGCGCTAGATCGCATTCCGTTTCGGTCAGGTGCGGACGCGATGGATGTCGCGATTCCGCTTTTTGATGGCGACAAAGAAATCGAATTTCCGACGGGTTTCGATCAAGATTCGTTTGTTGTCGTGCGTCAGGATTTACCGCTGCCAATGACGGTTATCGCTTGTTTCGCGAGAGTTCAGACCTTCGATTAAGAAAAACTACCGCCAAAATGGGCCGTACAGGGTAGGTAAAGAGCATTGCGGCTGGGTATGTAAGCAAACATACACAAATGTTTTCGGCGCAAGGTTTAGAGGCGCACAGTCAATTTAAGGCTGAATATGACACAAAAAGTCGTCAAATTTATTGCGGAACACGCGGAGGAATTGATCGAACGCGGTCGCAAAGATTTTGGTGTCCTGGCTGACGCAGATTTGAGCATGAGGCCGTATTTTGACGTAGTTGCTGGCGAAGATGGTGCCGCGCACTCAATAATTCAAGACGGCCATTTAGTTCTGTCAGCTGGCGTTTGGCAGCTTTGGCCTGGAGTTGGTGAGGCGTGGCTGCTGCCGTCGGCTAGGTTGCTTGCGCGACCGCGCGGCCCGGTTCGCATCGTGCGGCGATTTCTTGACGACATCGCTGAGAGAGAAGGCTACACGCGTGTGCAAGCGACTACGCATGCAGATTTTGAGCGAGGCGAGCGTTTTCTAAAATGGCTCGGGTTTGAGCGCGAAGGCGTTCTGCGGAAGTTTGGCCCTGACGGGTCTGATCACAACATCTATTCAAGGATAAAAAATTGAGTACAGAAACAAACGTCGCAGGCGGCGGTGCTATAGCGTTACAAGCTTATGGCATGATGTATCAGAAACGCGCCGCTCGTGCGTCTGCAAGGGCGAAACGAACAGCGCTGGAATACAACGCGCGAATCTCAGAGCGCGGTGCAAAAGCTGCAGACATTCGAGCAGATTTTTCTCAGCTTATCAGCGAAATCGACATCACTAAATTTCGCGATGACGCGGATCGTTTTAATCGCGCGGTCGGCACACGCTATAGAGCTTCCGGTTTTCGCGCAAACACGGGAACGCCGAGGCAAGTGATGATTGCCAACGCGGCGCGTCAGGACGACGAGATTCAAGCACGACGTATGAACGCCGCCGCGCAAGAAACCGCACTGCGCGAGCAGGGTGTGAACGAACGCTTGCGCGGAACCCTCTTCAGAAACGAGGGCGCTATGGAAACGCAGGCGGGTCAAATTCGAGCAACAACTGCTACGATTCAAGGCCTGCAGAATATGTCTAAGACTGCGTATATGATGGCAGGCGCTTAATGAAAGTTCCGATTTATCAGCGGCAGACGCAGCTGACCCGCGACTCAGGTGCTCGACCGCTCTCAGCAATGGCCTCACCGGGTGCATATGCTGAGCCTGCAAATGCCGCATTTAACATGGGCAAAGCGATTAGCGGTGTCGGAGAAGCGTTCGGCGATATTGTGGTCGCTGAGATGAAACAAGAGAACGCGACCATGCTTGCCAGCGAAGAGTCGAAATTCCAGGACGCAATTTTTGAGGTAAAGACTGACGCGGTTGCTGGCCCTATTGGGCAGTCAAAGATGTTCCCTAATCCCAATCCTTCCGCTAAGCTAGGGCCGCGAAAAAGTAACCTGATGCCAGGTCCGGCAGAAACGCAGCAGGAACACTTGGCTAGATATCGTTCCGTGTTGACCCGTCGGGCTGCAGCGCAAGCGTCGCGGATACCTAACCGCAACGTGCGTCGCCAATTTAGAGCTGATGCTGCTGGCAAAATACAAACAGCAATGTCAGCGATACAAACGCAACTGCGCGTTAGATATCTCGATAGAAGTCGAGCGGTTCTCGACAATACGACGATAGCAAAGCGTCGAGAAATTAATCAGGTAGGGTTTGATTCTCCAACGCGTCAGACGTTAATTAATGGGCATATTAAGAAAATCATAGAGGATGGTCGGGCTAACGGCGAAAAGGAAACAGAGATAGAAAGCCGCGTTCGTAAGTTTGAAAGCAGCACTATCGAAGACTATATTAACAGCGAAATGATCGCTGCCGCAGAAACGGATGACTTAAACAGAATTAAGCAGCTACAGCTGCAAGTCCAAAACAGTAATAACGGAACATCAATTTTTTATGGATTGCTGCCTGACATTTCTCTGCGTTTAGAAAAAAGACTAAGCGATCTGTATGAGCGTGAAGATCGAAGAATAGATTCGGACGCGGAGAAAAAAGAAAGAACAGATCGAAAAGACGGAAAAAACGAAAGAGAAGACCTTTTTCGCCAAACAGCGGCAGAAATAGAGACCGCTCGCGCGAATGGCATAGCGCCAAGAATCACCGCAGCCGATATAAACGATTTGACAGTCGATTCAACACATAAAAGATTATTATTAAATATGCGCTACGGTACAGACGTAATTTATAACGGTGGTTACGTTAGAGATGCGAATCTACTACTTACAGAGGCCGTTACTGACGACGATATTCAGGACGTTCTGCATACGGCTCGCAATGATAGAAACACCGGGTTGATTGGTAACAAAGCGTTTAGCGCAATAGAACAAACCGCCAATGACGCCATTAAAAAAACGCCAGAATATATAGAGAAAAAAAGATATCGTAAGTATCTTGAGGACGCGTTTGGAATAGGTCAACGCAAGTATACAATTCCAGGATCGTCTAGGAATCAAAACGTAATACGAGCTAAAGAGGCGGCGTTGATGTTGAACTATGAGGATTATTTAGAACAAGGCTACCGCCCGGCAGAGGCTGCTTTTACAGCTTTAACCGATAGGAAAAAAGAAGATAAAGAAGCGGCGCAGAGCCTGTACGACAGCCTACCCGGTACGCTTCTGAGAGGTGTTTTTGCGGGAGATGTACCAGAAACGCTTACTGAGCAAAATATAGAGGAAATAATACAAAAAATAAAAAATAACTGGCGCGCTCAATTCAGCGCCTTGCCACTCATTACGCCAAGCACTACCAGCGAACAACTGAGAAAACTGCAGACCGGCGCGGAGCCTGGTCAGCCTCTTAGTGTTAAAAGCACGAAAGGCAAAGAGCGCAAGATAACGCTGCGACAACGAAAAAGAGCGCGCGCACTTTTCAATCAGGAGCAAAGAATAAACGCCATCTATTTTTTAATTAAAGGTTCGGACGCTCAACTTCCGCCGCCAAACCCAGCCGAGAGATAATAAAATGATTAATTTCGTATTAAACTCTCAAGTCCAGCCGATAGAAGACGTTATTGAGCAAAGCACCGCCAACACGGATCGCGATGAATTCTTAGAATCATCTGAAACTGCCGAGATTTACAGATCGCGGGGCGCTAGTGCAGAGGCCGCGTGGGACGATAACCTGCCGCCGCCGGAAGCGGACGAGAGTTTAGAAGAAAGGTTTCTCGACCCAGAAAGTAAGGACGGCCAAGTCTTCAACATGGCGTCCAAATTCGTTTTTGATTTTCGGCGCGGCGTTGGTGATCATGCCGAGCGAGGAGATGAACGAACTGAAAGAAACAGGCAGTTAATTCCGTTCGCAAAACAGCGCCTAGAAGAAGGTAGGCGCGAAGCTGAAAACATGACGCCGGAGCAGATTTCTGCCCACGGGTTAGATACAGCGGGGAGCTTAAACTATAACCTCACTTCGGCAGGCATTGATTTCGCAAGGATCGACGACCTGCCAATCGACGTGCGTCTTGGCATTGCAACGCTGCTAGAAATGTACGAGCGGCTTCCCAACGGAACCTGGAAAGGTACGCAAAGATTTTTCGGCAATATGGTGCAAGACCCAATGCTTGCAGTCGGCGGGGTTGGTGGTTTTAAGGTTGTGCAAAAACTATTAAAGCTTGGCGGCGGTAAAGCGCTTGCAAGTAAGTTGCTGCAGTCTGCTGCAAGGTCTGCTGGCTACGGAGCTTACGCAGCCGAAGGCAGTGCGTATGGCGCTATGAGCGAGTACATGATGCAACGGCTCGCGCATGATCCAGAGAAAGGCGAGTTTAAACCAGACTATTCAAAAGTGTTTACAGTAGCCGGTATAGGCGCGGTCGCAGCGCCTGCGATTGCCGCCGCACCAGCGGTCGCGCGCGGGGTTAAAAACGTCGTCGGCCCTGTTGTTCGAGATTTGTTTGACGCTGCGGGGCAGTCACGTTCGACGCTGATGAGCGGCGTGGGTCCAGTGCCTGCGACCGCTGCAGATGAGGTAAGCGCACCGGCTCCAGTATTTTTTAGCGCTGTGAGCAATGCAGTTGACGCTCTGCCGATGGAGAAAGGCAGCGCACAGCAGATGCGTGCAATGATCGCAAAAAGTGAAGGTGTGAAGCCAGAGGAAATGGCGTGGACTGGGCTAGATGATTTCTTAAAAGGTAAAAAGTCTGTCACAAAAGCCGAAGTGCAGGAATATATGCAGGCGAATGAGGTAAAGATCGAAGAGGTAACTTTACCACGCAATAGAGACGTCGGCATAAAATCATCTGAAGATTATCGCGCAGAACTTGAAGAGATGTCTGATGAGCGGTTGGCGCAAGAGGCTGTTAATGAGTTTGGTCTTGATCCTGAAGAAGTGCTGGCTGACATTACAGATTTCTTGTTGGGCGATGATTACATAGACGATTTAGTAGGTGCGTTTAGCCGGACGCTTAGAGGTCGCGGTTTAGATGACGCGGGGCGCTTGGAAGACCGTACAAAATTTGGCGAATACACGCTGCCCGGTGGCGAGAACTACCGCGAGGTTTTGTTGAGGTTGCCCAAAGTTAGCGGCGCTACCATCTCAGACACAGAGTTGGCACGCCTTAATGAGCTTACTGACAAGCGCATAGCAGACAGTCTAGATGGCTTGTCTGACGCAGAGCGTGATGAGTACATAACTCTTGTGGGCAAAAGAGAAGATCGAGGTCAGTTTCGCACGCCTCACTTCGACGAGCCAAACGTCCTAGCTCACATGCGCCTCAATGACCGCGCTGGTCCCAACGGCGAGAAAATACTGTTTATTGAGGAGATACAGAGCGATTGGCATCAGAAAGGACGCAAGCAAGGTTATAAGGTTCCCGTGCCGACAATGGATGAACCAACGCAAGCGAGGTTTGATCAATTTAAAAAATATCGTTCTCTTTACTATGATGCCCGTTTGGGCAAATCAGAAGCAATTACAGGCGGCGATCCCGGCTTGACCAAAGAGTATGAAGCGTTAGAAAAAGATTTTGAACAGTATTTCGGAAACGTTGGACAAGTCCCCGACGCACCACTGAAAAAGACGTGGCACGAAATGTCGTTCCGGCGTGTTGCGCGTATGGCGGCAGAAGAAGGCTACGACGCAATCGCGTGGACGCCGGGCAAGGTGCAGGCCGAGCGTTATGATTTGAGCAAGCAGATTAGTGAGATTCATTTAAGCGGTACTAACTTTAAGGCATTTGGCCTTAATGGCGAGGAAGTTATTGCTCGAACTGGTGTAACGCCAGACGATTTGCCGGAACTCATAGGTAAAGAAGCTGCGGATCGTTTATTGTCAGAAAAGCCTAAAAATGGATTGCGGTCATTAACCGGCGAACAGTTAGAAGTCGGCGGCGAAGGCATGAAGGGCTTCTATGATAAGATACTAAAGAACTATGCAGCTAAGTGGGGCAAGAAGTTTGGGTCTAAGGTCGGTGTGACAGAGGTTGCAGCCGACGGCCCTGCTAGTGTCTTGGAAGTTGTAGAGAACGAGGCGCACTTTAGTAGATTGGTTACCGGGGAAAGCACGTTCACTGTTTTCGACCGCACAAACGGCGGACAAGTCGCTGATTTTCGCACGCAGCAAGAGGCTCAAAAATATATTGAGAACGAACTTGCGGATACAAAGGTTTGGACTCTGCCCGTCACCAAGAAGATGCGCGACAGCGTGTTAAAGAAAGGCGTGCCGCTGTTTGGCGCGGCTGGCGTAGCTGGTGGCGCAGCGACCAGCGACACAAGCGAAAGTCCAGATATTTAATTCTGGCTGTAGAAATTAACCTTATATCGGCGTCTTTTTAGACGCCTTTTTTATTGGAATAAATATGCTTGAATCAAAAGGCGCAGAGCTGCACGGCGTGCTGAAGGAAGAGCTTTACCCGCTGCCTGCGGGTGAGGTTGATTACAATGCACAAGATGCAGGCGACATTATCGAAGAATACCAAGTTGCTGGCGGTGGATTCCGACACCTCAATACACTTGGAGCGCGGTTACTTACTGGCGACAAAAGCGGCAGAATGGGTCGCTTGCAGGAGAAGATTCAAGAAAGAATTGATCAGCAAAAAATTGAGCTGGAAGCTGGCGCAGTCGAGGAAGGCGTGCCAAGCGTCAAACCGCCACCAGAAATAACACCGCCGCCTGCTGCTGGTGAGCCAGTCACACCGCCGCCTGCGATTGCTGAACCAGCCGACCCGTCTGCCCCGCAACTTCCTGACGATGCAGCAGATGGCGACAATATTCTAGGTCGCGGCCCGGAAAGTCTGAGCGCGGAGCAAGCGGACCAGTACGACCTGTATAAAGTGGATTTTGGAAGCGAAGAACTAAACCGGCTTAATGAAAGTCGGAAGCAGCCGCCAGAGTTAGTAGACGGTCTGTTAGGTGGCCCTGGTGGCCTTCGAGCGGTCGGCACGCAGCCGGGTATGGAACAAAAGATTCCAGACGAAGGCAGTATTCTAAGCGTGATCGGCCAGATGGCGAAAGAAATCGAAGGATCAATGCCTGCCAAGGCGTTGCGCACAATATCTTTAAACGAAACCGCTGATCTTGCAGACCTTGTCAACGCAAACCCAAAGAATTTGACTGAGACGCTGCGTCGGGGCTTAAAGGTTGACCCAAATAATCCCGGTGCGCTTGGCGCGCATGTGGCAGCTGCCAAGAACCTGTTTGTATCTGAGGCGCGAAAGCTCGATGAAATGTCCGACGTTGCTGGGCGAGCTGACGCTACGCTACTGCAGAAGCTGCAATGGAAGCAGCAAGCAGACTTAGTCGGTAGCCTGCAGGCTATGTATAAGGGTGCGGTGACAGACATTGCGCGCGCGTTAAACGCCGTCAAGCTTCCGGCGCGTGAGACGGGCGGCATGAGCCCGGATGAAATTGCACAGATTACAGGCCGCGACTATCGCAAGCTCGCGGACGATCTGGGCGGCGTTGATAATCTTGACGAAGCAATTGAATCTTATCGCAACCTCGACGACCTGAAGGATCGCATGGACTTTATTGGGAAGTCCAGTCGAACAGGTCGTGCGTTTCGGGCATGGCATGAAGTCTGGATTAATGCAATTCTGTCTGGCCCGTGGTCTCACGTTAAAAACTTGGCTGGCGGGTTTGCGGCGATCTGGAACGATAACTTGAGGACCGTCGCAGCAGCGGCTATGCCTGGCGATGCTGTTAGCTTTGGCGACGCGCAAGCTAAAATATTTGGGCAATTTATGGCGCTGCAAGATGCTTTAAAGGCAGCGGGTAAGGGTTATAAAACTAAAGAAGAGCTTTTTGGCAATAGGTTTGAGCCGCGTGGCGGCAATGTGCAGGGAGAGCTAGGCACGACCTACAACCAGTACGACGCTTTCAGCGCTGAAGGCCTGCAGATAAAAAACCGCACGTTTGGGGCTGCTGTAAATGTATTCGGAACCGTTGTTACAGGTGGCCGCGCACCGACGCGCGCGCTGGTTGCCGGTGATTCGTTCGTCAAGGTCGTTGCATATCGCGGCGCGCTTTATGAGCTGGCGTGGAGAGATGCACGGCTGTCTGAAAAGAAAGGCGAGGCGTTTTCAGATCACGTTGCCGACTTTGTCACGAACCCGCCCGGCAAAGCAATTGAAGAGGCGCAGCAGCTTGCAGGAAAGGTCACACTGCAGAACGAGCTGGAAGGCAAGTCGAAAAAACTGCAAGAGATATTTCGTGGCCCAATAATGAGCTGGATTGTGCCGTTCTATAAGACGCCAATGAACGCGCTTATATACTCCAGAGACAACAGCATTTTCGCGCCGTTTTTCAAACCTTACAAAGAAGCGGTTGCGAAGGGTGGCGCAGACGAAGCGAAGGTCAAAGCGCAGATAGGCGTCGGTGTGGCCGTGCAAACTCTAGCCGCTTATTACGCATCTACCGGCAATATGACTGGCGGGATAAGCAATGACCCAGCGGTGCGCGCTACTTATGCCGCCCGTGGAATATTTCCATATCACTTTCGTGTACCCGGCACAGAGACATGGTTGCCGTATAACACAATCGAGCCTGTATCGACACTAATCGGCCTGGCCGTTGACGCATACGAGCACATGCAAGAACACCCTGGCGATACGCGAACCGATACAGAGAAGTATCTTGCATTATCTTTGGTCATTGGAAAGAACCTAGCCAACAAGAGCTACATGGTATCGATTTCGCAGTTTTTTGAAGCAACTCAGGACGAGACAGGCGCTCGTGGTCAAAGGTTTTTTGAAAACTACGCGTCGAGCATGACCGTGCCTTTAGGTTCGTTTATGAATGAAATTTCTAAAATGCAGGACGACGTGGCGCGGTTTCGGCGAAAAACGGGCATCACTTACCCTGAAAAAATTGGCCGTATAATACAGTCCAAAACGCCATTTGCTCAGGCTGGGCTACCACCTGCGCGCGACCACTGGGGCCGCGTAAAAACGCGAAGCCGAGTGCGCCTGCATAATCCAAACCCGGTCGATGAGGAGCTTTCGCGGATACGGTTTGCTTATCATCCGTACCCAGAAGGTGAAAGCAAGCACGTTATCTACACAGATAAGCAACTAGACTTCTTCCATAAAGTAACTGGCGAAGAAGCTTTTAAAGCTATGAGCAGTTACATGAAAACACGCGATTTTAAAGAGCTTCAAAAAGCCAGCAAAAATGGAAACATGGACGCGACGGAATCATTGAAAGCTGCGTTTAGAAAACGGAGATTATACGCTATCGGATATGGTCGTAATGAAGTAGCGGAGCACAAAGAATTTGCCGCAGAGATAGAAGAGAAAAAGCGGCTGCTGGAAGAGGATTACGACAGACGGACGAAAGAACTTAATGAGGCTGCAGGACGATGACGGTTACAACGACGACTATAAAAAATTCGTATTCGGGCAACGGCAGTACAGTCGCTTTTAGCTACACCTTTAAGGTGTTCGCCAGCAGCGAGCTGAAGGTATTTGTACGAACCGATAGCACTGGCGCAGAAAGCGCGCGAACCGAAGGCACCGGATCGGCAAACTATGCGGTCAGTGGCGTTGGCGCGACCGGCGGCGGCACGGTGACGTTTGTGACCGCGCCTGCGTCTGGCGAGACTGTCGTCATTCGACGGGAGACTGCACAGCAACAGCAAACAGACTATCAACCCGCCGATCCATTCCCTGCAGAAAGCCATGAATCGGCTTTAGACAAGCTCACGCACATGACGCAGGAACTTCAAGAGGAAGTAGACCGCAGCTTTAAGGTATCCAAAACGAATACTATCAC